TTGATGTTCTGTAAATTAACATCGCATCTTCTGATAACAAAAGTTGTTTCCAAGTACGTCTTGATTTTTCCAACATGGATGTACCATAAGGGAGTTTTCTATCATCCCCCAATAATCTGAAGTGACCTATTTCCCATGGTTGGAAATCCATATTTCGGGCTTTCCAAGTAAATTTAAGTCCTTTACTACTATCAGGTGTTTTAATGTTAGAAGTACCCATTCTTTCTGACATCCCCAACTCATATCTTTCAACTTCAATATTTGGGAGCTGAATACTACCAATGACACCTTTTTCAGGGTCAAGTCTGAGATAAATAAAGTTGTCACCATACTTACACGTGTTTCTTGTCCACATAGGTAAGTTGGTGTTAATATCTAAAACATTATTAAATAAATCGGCTAATACGGATTTTATTCTTTTTGATTCTGAATAGATTTGTAGAATAAATCCATCTTCGTTTGGTGTTGTAGATTCTTCAGCGTAGATGTCCAATGCTGCGGCAATCTCAGGAGTATATTCCATTGACTCGTAGTCATAGTAACTCGCCAATCTATTTGGTTCATAATAAATCGCCTGATTGTAAAGATTACTCTCAACCTTGGCAAATTGATTTGCCAAATACATTGATTGTCTTGCTTGAAGTTTTTCCTTTTCATATTCGGCTTTATCCGTTGTACGAAGTAATTCCTTCTTATCAAACTTATAAGTAGGAAAATCCTGATTCAATAATGCGAAATTTTGTTGTGAACTCATTTTCTAAAATTTAACTCAAATAGGTCTTTTATAAATACTACTTTGGATTAAATAACCAACGATACTTTTCATAATCATTTCTTGTTGGGTGATATGGTTGATTACGATTGAGCATTGATTGGTTTGATTGTGGTATCTGAGGATTAAAAAATTGGGATTGGTCTTTGTTTTCACTTAGAACTGTAGACCAAGAATCCAACATGGCTTTTGTTTGATTTACAACTTTTACCAATGAAGGAAACGCCAATTCGGCGACATACAAAGCCATTGCAATTGACATAATACAGTCATCGTGATGTCCTTTTTGGTGGTCAGGTCTACCGTTTATGTAAACAAATGTCCCCATCTCACCCAATAACCTTGACGACCTTACTTTAAATTCATGTCTGACCGCTTCTTCAAAAGCGGCAATAATCTGAACTCTTTTATTATTAAAATTAATACCGGGTATTTTTTCTTTGGCTTTTGGGTCCCACTTCCATTTGTTTGACATATCAACACCGTCAACATAGAAATGTTTATAACCAAGTTCCTGAAGTCTTCTTGCCGTTGCAACACCCATACCACCTGTTAAGTCAGTTACACAGAGTGCTGAATACATATTTCCCCACTTGTAAGCAACTTCTGCCAATGTGTCGGGTGGAATCTTACCCACAAACTCTAAAACCTGTTCACGGGTATCAAAATCAATTATTTCAATACAAGAAAAATCCTCAGAATCTCCCCTTGAAACGTCAACACCCATAACGTATTTATGACCATTTTCAGGTTCTTTCCAAATCCAAAGTTGATTACCCATCAATTTTGCGTTTGGTTCTTTAATATCGTTCTTTTGAATCCTCTGAGTTATGTTTGAATCAAATACGTTGTGAACAAGGTTTGTATCCTTGTTCCATGTAATTTGCGATTTCATCGTAATCACGGTTATATGGGTTATCAAGTGGTAATTGAATTACAATGTCAGATGAATATTCTTCTTTGTTAAGTAAGTAATGAACAACATCCTCACATTTAACCAAATACAAATCTTTGGTGTAACGAGGGTCACGAAACCAAAACATTGGTGTGATTTTGAAATCATTCATACCCCTTTGGGCTTGGTCATAGATTTCGTAGTAGATACGGTCATATCCGTTAGGTGTGGAAATAACCACAACTTTACCACCTGTAGATAGAGATGCCATACAAGCTGACCAGAAATCACTGTCAGCCTCAATAAACGCAGCCTCGTCAAATATCAGAACCGTGGGGGTGTAACCACGCAAAGCATCTTTTGATGTTGCAACCGCCTTAACTTCACAACCATTATTTAATTTGTAATGTTTTGCGGCATTTTTTTCGGGTGAAAACCCAATACCAACCCAACTTGGCCATTGCTCAGTAAAAGCTCTAATTTTGTTGGCAAATTCAACAGAAGTTTCTAATTTGTTTGCAATGATTAGAATCTTCTCGGGTTTTTCTTTTCGGGCAAAAGCAACTCTTTTACTTGCCCAAGCAGCTGTAACGGTAGATACACCTGCCTGACGATACTTTAATGCAATATTTTCGTTGTGATTTTCATAATCTTCAACCAAAGTAACTTGGTCTTTAAATAACTCCAACGGGACATACCTTGAAACGGTATTATCGTAAGTTTGTAAATATGTTTTAAGAGCATAAGGAGTGCTCTTCATGCACTTCTTATACTCAATTAAAACTTGTTCTTTTGTGTAATTCATTAATCAGGACGGCTAATGCCTAATCCTGTCAAGAAATCAAGACCATCTTCGTCATCTGAATCTTCTTCAGATTCGTAGTCTTCGTACTCTTCTTTATTCTTCTTAGCGACTTGTAGAACACGTCTGAAAGCGTCTGTTGCTTTTGACTGTTTAGAAGTATCCTCAGAAATTGCGTCACCAATAATCTTGATGAATTCTTCGGCAGGAAGTTTATAGAGTTCCATTTGAAACCAATTGATTAGACCTCTGTTTTCATCTTCAAAAACTTCGTCAGGGAGTGCAAATCTAATTTTTTCAACGATTTGTGGACCAATTCTCAAAGTCCAAGCCTCCATTGGTAATGTATCAACTTCTTGTTGAACTCTTTGTCTTACGTCAGCATCTTCAGGAAAACCATATCTTCCTTTAGCTTCTTCAAGACCTTTAATAACCTCGTGGCACAAAATTGGGAAAATCAAACCCCAAGCATTGATAGTTGTGTCTGAAGCACCATCACCATCGTCGTCACCATCATCATCACTTGACGATTCAAGTTTAACTGCTCCACCAATACCTTGACCTGACTCACTCATCATTTCAATCATTTGTTCCATGGTAAAGTACATGAAATCATTGATTGTCATAATACCCAAATACGCGGGATATAAACGAGGGTCAATTTCATCTAATCTTGCACGAACTTCAGGTTTCTGAAAAATATAGTGACCTTTCTTAGATGTACCTTGGATAATTGCGTTAATAAGATTTCTCTTATGTTTTTCCATTTCAACATCCATTTCAGGTTCAACCGTAGCGGTAACTTCACCTGGTTTACCCATTTTAAACTCGGGTGCTTGGAATGGTCCTAAATTGGCATTAATTTCAAACCAGTCATCAGGCATTTGAATCTCATCTAAAGAAGCGTCAATTGCAAGTTTTTCAAGTTCTTCTTTGTGAGCTCGTTCAATATTCATAATTGTTTGAACATTCTGCATCTGTTGCATATAAATCATCATCCCAACTTGTTGAGAAGTGATTGGTCTACCTGTAACATCACGTAACTTATCGGCAACCTGTTTGAAACGATTGGTCATTAGACGTTGAACGTCTTTTTCACCCTTTCTAAATGCTGGGTTGGTTGCAAATGGAGACTCAGGATTAGAAATTTTTCTCTCTAATGAAGGGTCCATTCTTTCGGGGGTATCCCCGTAATCAATCTGTTCTTTAATCTTTTTTGCCATCGTTAAGTATGTCTTGAATTGCCTTTAAAATTTCTGCCTTAGCAACCTCAAGCTTATCTTTCTTAGCTTTAGGTGCAGGATTTTCGTTTGGGTGTGGGTTTTTACCTGGATGAGCGGGTCTTGTTTTTGGACCTGGCTTAACCGTAGGTTTTGTCTTTGGTGGTGCTGTAGTTGGGCTTTGTTCCGCAATCATACCCATTAAATCAGATTTAGTCATTCTTGGTCTTATTGTTTTCTCAACCAAAGATACTATTTCTTCTTCAATAAAAAAAGTCATCGGTGATTTTCCTTCATCCAAGTTCTTTTTTACTGACCTAACACATCTTTCAAATTTAGCATCTCTTTCAGGACCTAATTGAGCGTGACAGATTGCCCATGGATTGTTATCACTCTTTTTAATTTCGTTAAATTCACCGGTACCATCATCGTAATTACCAAAACCATCATCAGTTGAAGGACCAACTTGGTGTGGGTCTTGAGTTCTTTCACCTTTCTCAAAATCCATTGGGTCTTCTTCATCCTCTTTCATTTCTTTCTCATAAACTTCAAACGGTTTTCTTTCAGTTTTAAGTTTATTGATAGTTTGAGTATCTGCTTTAGAAACCATAGTAATTTCCGAAAGCCCCATTTTGGTTAACAATAAATCAATTTGACTCTCAGTCAAATTGGAAATGAGTTTTTTTGATAATCCCATATCAAGTAGTTTAACGACCTTAGATTTCATAAACGGTGTTTTTTTCAAATTCGAGAACCAACTCCCATCCTAACGCTATTACTCCGTCCATGGCATCGGACATTCCAAAATAGTCTGATTTTTGGATTAATTCAAATTCAATTTCAGTTTTTCGTAAAACACCAACTTTTGTTATGTGTTTTAAATCTGGTGGTGATGGGTATCCATTCGCGGGCATACTATCCCATGAAGGACCCCATATGTCATCTAAATCTTGTGAAAAAATGAATTCATATAAGTTATCTCCTTTGTAGTCCGGACCAAGTCCATTTACATAGATTAGATAACTCATAGAATAATTCCTTCGGGAGATACTTTAATCTGTTTATTCTTAGATTCAAATACTAAGTTGTTTTTATTAGTTCTACCAACAAAAACGTATTCAGTGTTTTCCTCAAGGAATTTTTTACCTGCTAATTCCTGTTCCAAAGAAGTTGATAATTTACCAACTTTCTCCATCATCATTTTAGATTTAGTACCTTTTTCTTTTTGTCTTTCTTCTAAGATAATGTTGTCAATTTTCTTTTCGTTTTCAGTAATTTCAAAATACTTACTCAATACTTTATCAACTTTACTCTCTTTGAAGATTGCGTCAAATATAGGACCAGCATTTTCCATAGGTTCTGCAGGAACTTCAACGTCAGCTTCCATGTCTACGTCCATACCCATGTCCATATCAGGTTCCATACCCATATCTTCATCACCCATTTCTGACTCAGCATCAACGTCTTCAAATTTAGTCATAACATCTTCCATATCTTCAGGAGATAGTTTTGATAAATCCAATGAAGATAAAACCATGTTGATGACATATTTAATATCTTCAGAAGTCATACCTTCTTGAGAATCAAGAGTTCTGATTTTTTGAGTTAATTTACCTGTTAATTTTTGAATCACTTTGAAGTTAACCTTTTCTTCAACAGTATCTATGTCTGATGGCATCAATTCTGTTGTATCAGTCATTTCAGTGTCCGATACTTCCATATCATCTACAGGAGCGTCAGCCATTGGTAATTCTGGTTCAGGTAACATAGGTGGTTCTGCAGGAGCCGCAGGTGCTGCTGGCATTTCAGGTGCCGCAGGCATTTCAGATTTTGGTGTTTTTAAAACAAACTTTTTTTGTTCACCAAAAAGAGAAACTTCTTCAGTAACATCATGTAGTGAATTTACTTCTTTGATTAGGAGATTCAATCTCTTCAACGCTTGTCCGTATGAAGAATAATATCTCCTATTTCTCATTGGCTCGATATAATCGGCGTCTGATTCATTAATACCCTTTTTAATGATGTAACCACTTTTTTCTTTTACGATGTGGTAGGTTGCACCATCAATTAAATTGATTGAATAGTCGGATGTATTTTCTGAAATAGTAGAAGTCATACCGTAGTTTGCAATCTCCATAATTCTTTGGAGTTTGTCGCTTCCTTCTAATTTTTCACTTCCGATAGGTTTTAGTTTTGCCATGGTTTTTTATTTATATTTTTTGTTTTTAATTGTTAAGTCCGTCACCACCGATTTTAATTGCACTTAAGTCAACTACACTACCAGCTCTACTACCTGGTTGTGGATTCCATGCAACAGGATGAGGTACAGGACCAAATAATCCTTCATTATAGGTTCCGCCACTGAAACTACCTAATTGACCTGGTCCATATTCGTATTGAACATCAACATCCAAAGTTCCAAATTGTGTTGGAGTTGGAGTAACACCGTAGCGGTTGGTGTTGGTGTTTTAGTTGCCGATACACTAATTGATGGTGTAACTGTTGGCGTTACGGTTGGAGTCTGTGTTGGAGTTGGTGTTGGTGTTTTAGTTGGTGTCTTAGTTACAGACGCAGTTGGTGTTACAGACGCAGTTGGTGTGACAGTTTTAGTTGGAGTTACTGTTGGTGTTACAGACGCGGTTGGTGTGACAGTTGGAGTTACAGTTGGAGTTGGTGTCTTAGTTGGTGTTGGAGTTCTTGTTGCACCTGTATCACAAGTTAAACATGAAATCCAAGGACCGTTAACCACTGAAGCGTATTGTGCTAATGGGTCAGTAAATCCTGCACTCATTGTGTAACAATCTATGTTTCCTGAAATATCAAGTTTAGATACTTGACCTAAAATAATTTGGTCTGAATCATAGCTCTTAACCGAGAATACTCCACCACCATCACAAGCTGTTGCCAAATAATATTGGATGGGTAATGGTGAATTTGTTGGAGATACTGTAATAGTCGGTGTTACTGTTGGTGTAGTTGTTTTAGTTGGCGTAATTGTTGGTGTAGGTGTTTTGGTAGCACTTACAGAAATTGATGGAGTTACTGTTGCGGTTACTGTTGGACTTGGGGTAACTGTTGGTGTTTTAGTTGGTGTTGGGGTTGCTGTTTGAGTTACAGTTGGTGTAACAGTTTTTGTAGGAGTTACAGTTGGGGTTTTTGTTGGTGTTGGTGTTTTAGTTGATGTCGGGGTTGGAGTAGCATTGTTATTACATGAAGAACAGTTAATCCAAGGACCCGTTACAATTGTCGCTGCCTGTGCTAACGGATTTGGGGAAATTGGTGTTACAGTATAGCACGAAACACTTCCTCCGAAATTTAATTTATAAATCGAACCGTCGGATAATACGGAAGTCGTCGTTACATTAAAGTAATCACCCGAATTACAATCCACAACAATATAATAAAATGCAGCCATCAAAGTTTTTTACAATAAATATACTCTAAGAACCAATTATTTCTGTAAATATAGTTCCAATAGTATTATTCAATCTTTCTTGTTTCAACTGAAAGTTCTTTGTCGGTTTGTTTTACAATCGTATTGTATAACTTTTCAATGAGTTTTGACCTTCTCAAATATTTGAACACAAGATTTTCGTAAGAGTATTCACCTTCTTTTTCCAACCCGGATTTCCTATAATCCTTTAATTTTTCTTTGAGGGAATCAATCTGTTTTTCAGAAGATTTTATACCATCCTTTTTAATATTCTTAATTAAATTCTCAATTTTTTCTTTCCAAGAATTAATTTTAGTTTTAAAAACTTCTCTATCTATTTGTGACTTTTCTTTGGATGGCGCGGTAATCCATTCATCATTTTTTACCGAATAAACACCTGTTGAAAAATGAGACTCTTCAGAATCTTGGGCATACAACTCAACCTCATACCCGAATATTTTAATGTCGTGGTTTTGATTGAATAGTTGTTTTTTTAGACTGAATAATTCTTTGTATAATTCCGCCTGTTTTCCAAACTGTTTGAAATCAATTACAAGGTGTAAATCAAAGTCAGAATAATTTGACCAGTTATAATTCGCCAAAGACCCCGTTAAGATAATATCTTCAACTTTTAAATCTTCGGATAAATTTTCTGAGAATTTATCGGCAATTTTTAACAACGCGTTTTTTACCTTAGGTTTCATTTTTGAATCCTTAGGTTCTTCAGGGTTTGTCCAAACTTTGGGATTTAATTCGTCCTGTTGATTAAAACTAGCAAGAATGTTGTTAATTTGGTCCATCCTCAATAAATACGCCCTTAACCGAGTTTAGCGTATTTGAATTTTTTTGAAATCTCGGCAGTAAAGAACTTACCTTGCGATTCGGCTAATCTGAATTTTGTATAAACATTATGTGGTACCTCATTATAAATGTACCTTGCACCGTTTTTAAATTCAACAATCATTTCTTTAGACTCAGTGTCGTATTCTGACCTGGTTATGTTTGCAGACTCAATCTCGTTTAGAATCTTAGTT